GTTGGATGGAGTCTACAGTTGCACTTATCAATGCGTACCTAAAGCCAGAGCAGGTATCTCCAATCTTTGATTACTCGGAGATTCGCCCTTACGGTGCTCCAATCAAAACTTTTGGTGGAACTGCTTCAGGACCTAAGCCTTTGGTGGACTTGCACAGAGCAATCGTAGGTATCTTTAACGGTCGTGCTGGTGAAAAGCTGACAACCGTTGACATCGCTGACCTCGGTAACTTGATTGGTCGCTGTGTTGTTTCGGGTAACGTTCGTCGTTCAGCTGAGCTTTTGGTTGGTCGCATTGGCGATGATAACTTCCTAAACCTCAAGAACGCTAAGGTTTTTCCTGAGCGTAACTCTTACGACTCGGAGAACCCTGGTTGGGGTTGGATGTCTAACAACTCAGTTATGGTAAACGTAGGTACCGACTTCTCGAAGATCATTGACGGTATTGTTCGTAATGGTGAGCCTGGAGTTATCTGGGAAGACATGTCAAAGCAGTATGGTCGTCTAGCTGACCCAATCAATAACAAGGACTGGCGTATTGCTGGGTACAACCCTTGTGCTGAGCAGTCACTTGAGTCTTATGAGATGTGTACTCTTGTTGAGACTTACCTAAACCGTCACGATGACCTAGAAGATTTTAAGCGCACTCTTAAGTTTGCTTATCTCTATGCCAAGACCGTTACCTTGTTGCCAACCCACTGGGAAGAAACAAACGCCATTATGCAGCGTAACCGTCGCATTGGTACTTCCATCTCTGGTATTGCCAACTTTGCCGATAACAAGGGTCTTCCAGTTCTACGTCAGTGGATGGATGAGGGCTACGCAGTTATTAAGAAGTATGACAACATCTACTCGGAGTGGTTGGGTGTTCGTGAGTCAATCAAGACCACAACCGTAAAGCCGTCAGGTACTGTATCAATTCTTGCTGGTGAGAGCCCAGGTGCTCACTGGTCTCCAGGTGGTCAGTACTTTAACCGTGCTATCCGCTTTGGTAATGATGACCCACAGCTTGCTCTATTCAAGATGGCTAACTACACAGTTGAGCCAGCATCTGAGAACCCAGAGCACACTTCTGTTGTCTACTTCCCTATTAAGGCAAATGCTAAGCGTGCCGAGAAGGATGTAAGCATCTACGAGAAGATGAACCTAGCTGCAACTGCTCAGCGTTACTGGTCTGACAACTCGGTTTCAGTAACTATCTCATTCAACCCAGAAACTGAGGGTAATGATGTCGAGAAGGTTCTTCACATGTATGACGGAAGCTTGAAGACTGTTTCATTCTTGCCTTCTGGTAACTACACCTACCCACAGATGCCATATACCCAGATCACTGAGGAAGAATATGTAGCGGCAACTGAGAAGTTGTTCCCTATTGACTTCGCTGGTATCTATGACGGTATGGGGATTGACGCAATTGGTGAGATGTACTGCACTACGGACGCATGTGAAATCAAACTTATTACTGAAAATTTAAAAGATAAGTAGTAGTTAGAAAAAAGATTGGCCATCCGAAAGGGTGGCTTTTCTTTTATCTAAAAGATATAATCCTAAGATGGAAAACTTATGGACTGAATACACTCTTAGCACTTATGAAGAGGGTCGCTGCTGTGAAATAGGTTATGAGCGTCAAAAACCTTATTTTGGTGACCCATCTCATAATAGAAACTACTTTGAGGGTGACCGATGGGAGCTTTTTCAACATATTCAATGTGCAGAAGCTGAGCTAGCTGCAGCTCGTATTTTGGGTTATACCGAGTTTTATCCGCACTTTAATAAGTGGAAGACTGAGTTAGATATCCCAGGATTTGAAGTGAGATATTACAGAACTAAGGATGATGGTAGAGACCCTTGTTTAAGAATATCTACAAGAGCTGATTCTAATATTGAAAATATCCCCTATATTCTCATGGCTAAGGGACCTGAAAAACGTTCTATGAGATTTGCATCCAAAGGCTACATGGGGGAGCCTTATGTCGCTCTTGGTTGGATATATCTACATGATGCAATATCTGACCAATATCGATCATCTATGAGCCAGACTAAATATGAAATACCTCTTTCCCAGCTGAGGAGTATGGAAGAACTTCTACCTATTCGAAAATTTAATCTGGGAGTAGAATAGTAGGATGCCAACATATGAATATAAATGTTCTATAAATCCAGAACATAAATACATAGATATTCGTGGAATGAACGATGAAGCGACAAGATCGACTTGCGCTGAAGAGGGTTGCGAAGGTAGACTTATGAGAGTATTCAGCGCACCTCCAATAACTTTTAAGGGTAGTGGATTTAGTGCAAAGAATGGTTAACTAAACATAAAGGACTCGTATTAATGGCTAACTTTGCTTTGTCTAACTATCCAGAATTTTTAATAGCTGAGCCACCCTGTTCACAGACTGACCCTGAGGCATTCTTTGCTCAAGAAATATATGATGCTAGTGGCAAAGTACTGGGTGCTAGATATTACAATGAAGCTGGTGCTAAGGCTATATGTAATTCTTGCCCTTTAATTACTGAATGCCTAAGTTATGCCATGGAGTATAAAGACCTTCTTGGCATCTGGGGTGGCACTACTGAGCATGAAAGATCCAATATGCGCCGTCGACTTAATAGAAGAGCTATAAAGACTGGCAGACAAACCAATGTGCTAAAATAGTAATACCTGGGGAGAAGTTAGATATAACTGTCTAATTCCTAAGGAGACCACATGGAAATAGTAAAAAAGATTCTCAAGCGTACAGTCGCTTTAGTAATCCTAAAGGTAAGTGGTGTTCTTGCTGCTGGTTCGATTGCTGGAGTTGAACTCTGGCAGTCAGCACTTGTAGCCGCTTTCGTAGGTGTTATGGAAGTTGCTGAGTCACTAGCACGTGCCTACGTTGTAGACGGTGTGCTTGATGACGAAGAAATTGACATTGCATTTGCTTCCTCAGCTGAAGCTGAAGTTGCAAAGAGCAGAAAGAAACCTTCAGAGTTGTAAAAAGAACCAGCAAGTCCCTCCAAGAAATTGGGGGGATTTGTTGCATTTGTAGTGATTATTGACTATAGTTCTATATATGAATGAAATTGACTTTGAAGCATGGCTTCAAACTGGTATTGCAAACGGGTGGTGTGGTCCAGCAGTGTGTTATACACATGACGGTCTACCAACATCGGAAGCAGAAGAACTAGAGTTTGACGATTCTGACCCGTGTATCCATATAATTAGACTTTATGAAGATAAAGACAATAAAATTGCTGTAGAGCAAAACCATGCTCCAAGTATTTGGAGAGCAACTAATAGAGGAATGGAAATATAAAAATGGCAAAAGGTAGCAACGGTGGTGGAAAGCCAGCACCAGTAAAGGGTAACTCAGATCGCCCTAATCAGAAAGCTAGTAAAAAGCGTCCAAAGATGTTTGATGCAATCAAGCGTCGTTTGGTTACTGTAACTAAATAGTGTATAATAAAAATATAATTAAATAGAGGGGATGATCGGATTCGACGGTCGTCTTGAGAAAATAGTGAAGCAAGCAGGAACGGCAACATATCCCTTGAAATGTTGCAACAAAATAAATGCTGAATCTCGTTCTGCATTCGCTCTAGCTGCGTAATAGTGGTTAGAACCCCTGGAAAAGCACAAGTCCTATGTGGGCATCCAGGTTTTAAATAAATAGGATAAACCAAAAAGGTTGCAGCAGGAGACCTTAAGATCCCGCCTTCGTAGTACCGTGGTTGGTAAAACCTAAGCTTGTAGAAGAATAGTTTCCCGATGATCGGACGGGGGTTCAATTCCCCCCATCTCCACGCAGCATTAGAAATAATGCCGCCTTGCCACTTAGCGGGTATCTTCCGTTAAGTGTGCATTGCCCCTTAGCTCAATGGCAGAGCAGAGAGCTGTTAACTCTAAGGTTGTTGGTTCGAATCCAGCAGGGGCAGCAAACAGCAGTTCCCTTCATGGGACGGGAGTACTCGTCCGACCTACGGAATTGTTGGGGGTCAGACCCTTTGCTGCGGCAGGTCTGGCCCTATTTTATTTTTTGTTTTTTGTATATATTTGACTAAATCTGTGTTAGAGTATAAGCAACAAGATTCCGACGGGAGTCTTGGAGTATGGCTGAATAACCTGCAAAGCTATATGGGGCAGGTAAGGCACTATCGGACATTAGCGTGTCGTCTTAGCGGATAAACGATAGGTGGGCTCAAAAGCGGATCTACTGAGAACCGTAATAGCTAGGCCCTGGTGGTAAAAAGCACTCCACCTATTCATTATTTATGGAAACCCCCTGCAAACTCGAAAGAGCCAGTCAGGGGGTTTTCAATTTTTACTTGACAATAGAGATTTATATGTGTATCTTTATAAATATGAAAAAAGTAATTATTCCACGAGGAATTCCTGGGTCTGGTAAAACTACCTGGGTCAAGCATCAGTTGGCTACACACACTGCTGGTACTGCTGTACGCATTAGTAATGACGACCTATCTTTCATGCTTTATGGACAGCCATGGGGTACATTCTTTTTCTCTGATGCTACCCGTGAAACCTTGCATAATCTTCGTATTGCCATGCTTGAAACTTTCCTAAAGCAGGATGCAATTACTCATATCTACGTAGATAACACCAACCTTGCTGTTCAAACTGTGAAGTCTCTACAAGATGTTGCTTTGCGTTACGGTGCTGACTTTATTGTTGATGACCAGTTTTTAGAAGTTGACATTGAGATATGTATTGAACGTGACTCTAAGCGTGATGCTCCTGTAGGTGTTGATGTTATTCGTAAAATGGCTAAGCAGATGCATAAGATTAAGCCTTGGAAGGTTCCAGTAATCTCTAAAATTGAAAAGTACAATAATGACTCATCGTTGACTCCAGCAATAATTGTAGATATTGATGGCACTCTTGCGCATATGCGTGATCGCTCTCCTTATGATTGGTCTCGTGTTAGTGAAGATATTGTAGATGAAAACATTAAGCGCATAATTAATCTTGAGTCCTCTCATGGGTTAGTGATTATTCTTTCTGGTCGCGATGGCTCTTGCTACAATGAAACTAAGCAGTGGTTATTGGATAACAATGTTAAGTTCTTTCACTTATATATGCGTGAAGCTGGAGATTCTCGTCCAGACTGGATTATCAAGAATGAAATCTTCCAGCAGGAAATCGCTGGGAAGTACTTTATTCGATATGTATTAGATGATAGAGATCAGGTTGTAGATCTGTGGCGTAATAAGCTTGGACTACCTACTTATCAAGTTGCAGAAGGCACCTTCTAAGCGCAAAGGAGAGAACAAGTGAAACTTATAGAAACGTTTGAGCATATCTGTGAAGTATGCGATAAAACTGAAATGCTCACCGCAAGACAAGCCCACGAGGCGGGTTGGGATTACCCGCCATTTATCGGTGTATGGGGTGTAATTTCTCAACGCACTTGTGGAAATTGCCCTATGACCAAGACTGCTTGGTGGGCAGTACAAACTGGTGCTGAACTTACAGAAAAACACTTAGCAACTATTAAACGTATTAAGGAAGAAACAGTACAGTGAGCTACGCTAGATTTCGTGAAGGCTACAGTGATATCTATATGTACCACCACTATGCTGGATTTATTGAGTGCTGTGGTTGCTCCCTAGTTAATCCTGAAGACGGAGAAACATTTGGATTCTTCCATGCCTACACTGCTAGAGCAGTATTGGAACATCTAGATTTTCACCGTGATAGGGGGGACCTAGTTCCTGACCGTACATATGAGCGTATCAAAGAAGAGTATCAAAACTTAGACTCAAAGATAGAGGAATACAAATGAAAATTACAACTGAATCTGGCTCTATTTATGATATAGATAGCCATGGTATTTGTAGAAAGTTTAACAAAACTGGAGACTGCATTGACTCATTTAAAGTTTTTGTCATTAAACCTGTTACTGTTAGTGACAAGAATATTAAGACATGGGATGATCTTAGAGCTCTACCTGAAGGTAACTTAGAGGTTGGTAAAAGACTATACATAGGTGGTAGAGACACTTGGTGGATTTCTACCCCTATTGTATCTATTGAAGAAAGTATATATGGTGAGATAAATGAGTAATGAACCTATGGCATACACCCCTAATATAGAGTCTTTAGATAATATTGTCTCCCCTGATGTTGCTGCCTATTGGACCTCTGTCGGGGCAGCTAATGCTGAAGAACGTATTATCAAACTTCTTCTAGAGCTTGATGTAATTCGTAAAGATGTCTTTGGCCATTGGGTTGCATTTGATACTTATGGTGAAAAAGTTGTCTACCTAGATGGACTAGAAAGTAAGAAATGACAAAACTATTCGATTTATTTGATGACCGTAGTTTTTATATGATGGTAGAGAATGGCTATGTTAAGGCTCAGCAAAGCCCTGATGCTTTATACACCATTTATAACTACACTGATGCCTGTACTTGGGATCAGGCATGGAATGAGGTAACTCTTCAGTGTCGTGGGCTTATTGTAGATGAGACTACTGATGAGATTATTGCTCGTGGTATGCCTAAATTCTTCAACTCTGATCAAGATCAGGCCCCGACGTTCTTACTAGATGATGAGGTTATCGTCTCTGATAAGATGGATGGATCTCTGGGTATCCTATACTACCTACCTGACTATACTGAAGCTATTGCTACCCGTGGATCTTTTACTTCTGACCAAGCAGTATGGGCAACTAATTGGTGGCGTACTAATCGACCAGACATTGCTCTAGAGGCTGGTAAAACCTATTTGTTTGAAATTATCTATCCTGAAAACCGTATTGTGGTTGACTATGGAGGTAAGGAGGGTTTAGTTTGGTTAGGTACTGTAGATAATGAAACTGGTAAGTTTGAACCAGGATGGAGTTTACCTATTGATTCGGCATCTCGCTATAACTATAAAACTTGGGGTGAAGTTCTTTCTGCTCCTGAACGTGCTAATGCTGAGGGATTTGTAGTTACTCGTATCTCTGATGGTGAAATGGTAAAGATTAAGTATGAAGACTATAAGCGTCTTCATAAATATATGACTCGTGTAACTGAACGTCATGTTTGGGAGTGCTTATTGCAGGATCGTAGATTAATAGATGAGTTTGCTGGAGCACCAGATGAATTCCATCACTGGGTACTTGAAGTTGCTAAAGACTTAGAAGAAAAGTTTGCCACTAGACATATTAGTCTTATTCTTAACTATCGAAGTATCCGCTTTGGTAAAGATGAAGCTAAGTTTGAAGTTGAAGATCCTCGTGAAGCAAAAAAGAACTTTGCATTAGCAGTAAAAGATGAGAAAGATAAATCCTATTTCTTTAGCTTTTTTGAGGAGAGAACTGTTATTCCTCAGATTTGGAAAGAATTAAAGCCAGAAGCTAAGACATTTAAGGTAGTTAACTCGGATGCAGATTAAATCAGAAGATATTGTACTTTTATGGTCAAAAGACCAGAAGTGGCATCTATGGTCATATACGCAGAGAAATGGTGAAGATTCTAAAAAGCATAAGCATTATGTACTCTGTGGTCAAACATTTATTGGTGGTTACCACTCTAACTCTACAAAACAATACTCTGAGGCTATTAGAAACCAGTCTTTCGGTATATGCGAGGAATGTAAAAAGGTACGTTCAGAGGACTAGGTATATTTTGTGTACAAACTTAACCCTAAGTATGTACGATAAACTTGGTCTATGGAGCAACTTCAGAACACTTTAGTCGTCAGCGGTATGCTGTTAACAGTTATCGCCTTCCTCTGGTCAAGTACTAGAGAGTCAAAGTACATCCGAGCTCAGTCGAAGCGTATAGAGCGAAAAGCCATATTAGACATAGTTACTGGATATAAGCCTATGTCTGCTGATCCAGATGTTAATGACTTTAGACGCTACCTTATAAACGCCATTAAGGATAGAACTCCTAATGATGATGTCTGAAGAAGAAGACCCTGGATTAGCTCTGCTCTACGCTAGAGTCTCTACATCCATGCAGGTGAACGATGGAGTCTCGCTGGATGTACAGGAGAGGACTCTAATCAATGCTGCCGAGTTCCATGGCTTCTCGAAATGGGAAATGGTGAGAGAAGAGGGTCGTTCTGGTAAAAGCATTACTGGTAGACCTGCTCTGACAGACGCTCTTAAGCGATTAGCAGCTGGTGAAGCAAACGCCCTTATTGTTACAAGAATCGACAGACTTGCCAGAAGCACTACTGACTTCTTAGATATTGTCGATAGAGCCCATGTGCAAAAGTGGCGACTTATTATGTTGGACCTAAACCTAGATACTTCCAGCTATCAAGGACGCTTTGTTGTGACAATCATGTCTGCGCTCGCCGAGATGGAGCGAGGCATCATTGCTTCTCGTCAGAAGGACATCCACAAAGATAGAAGAGAGCGTGGAATTGTCTGGGGAGTCGACATGGGACCTAAAAATAAAACTCCGCTTGACATCAAGGAGCGTATTATGATAGAAAGAAGTAATGGACGCAGTTATCGTAAGATAGCTGACGGACTTAATTCGGATAGCATACCTACACAGAATGGAAAAGTGTGGTACGCTTCCACCATAAAAAATATCGTAGACGCCAGTATTGGAGAAGATAGTGAGCCGAAAGAAGAAGGTAGTATTTGAGGATGTTCCCCGACCTAATGACGGATGGACATATACTACAGAGCTTCAGATACACGGGAGAAATGTATCCCCTGGAACAGAACTAAAGATTGAAGGAGAGCGTGGACGCTTTCGTTTTATAAAGCACGTCATTACAGAGCTCGGGGTTGAGTGGATTGATGTGTGGGGTGGACCTAAGGGAGCTGAGAACATTAGAAGCTTTCGACCAGATAGAGTCAAGCGAGTACATTACAAGAATCAAACCGTAGGAAACCTTGCCGCAGAGCATAAGCAAAAGATGAAAGACAAGAAGGCTGAAGCCCAGTCAGAGAGTTCAAATGAAAAGTAGTAGACGCCAGTATGGATATCCTTGTCGGAAACATAGGATTTGGTTTAGAGGTAGTTACTGTCCAAGTTGTTACAAAGAGAGAAGAAGTAAGGAGAGAGCTAATGGGTAAGAAAAAGACTATTGATGAGATCATCTATATCCTGCGTAATCAGCAGGCAGAGCATGGTGACTTGGCTAGTATTGAAGATCTTATCGACTTGATTTTGAAAAAGACTAAGTAGTCTGTAAGATGTATCTATAACTTAATATTGCCCCAATAGCTCAACGGTAGAGCATCGCTCTTGTAAAGCGAAGGTTGTGATCTCGGAATTCACTTGGGGCTCAATGCAGAGGTGTAGCGTCAACTAACTCAGCCGATGCAGAGCAGGGATGCGAAAGAACAGAAAGTGTTAGTAATTATCTAAGTACGCAAGTCCCTGCGTATGGAAGCGTGACCGAGCGGCCTAAGGTGGCAGTCTTGAAAACTGTTGAGGTGAGAGCCTCCGTGGGTTCAAATCCTACCGCTTCCGCCACGAGACTTAGCTCAGCAGGTTAGAGCAGCGGACTCATAATCCGTCGGTCGTGGGTTCAAGTCCCACAGTCTCGACAAGGAGTAACTATGACTAAAAATAAAAATGAAACTAGTATAGAAAATAAAGTGGCTATCCTAGCTGAGCTTTGGTTAGAATACAGAAATGATGACGAGTTTTCTGACTTTGTTGAATACAATGACCTGGGACTTCCACTTGCTTATGCTGTAGACGCCAGTATTGTTGAAATAACTCCACTGGCAAAAAACTTTATTGAAGAGACTTTTGAGTTACTACTTGCTAGTCTTGATATTAAAGATGTAGGGTATGAGAGCCTAGATGAAATATTGGATGGTATAGGTGACTGACGAAGAACTTAAAGCTTTAAAGTTAGCATTGATTGATAGACGTAAGAGACAATACGAAGAAGCTAAACGCAAGCGGAAAGCCGAGAGTACTAATGACAAACCCTAAGATTCCAGTAAGTACTTGGACCATGCATAACTGCGATAAGTCGCATAGAGATGCTAAATCATTTATTAAGTGTTGTTTGAATAAGTATTACTATAACGGGGAGAATGCTCATAAGCCTTCTATTAGAAGTTATGGTAGTGGCTCTTGGGCAGTTATCCGAGAGATGTGGTCTGATGTTTACTACACGGAGCACAACGGTAAGCGTAATAACCAGCAGTACAAAATATTTGAGATAACTACATATACAACATATGAAGAAGCCACTAACTACTACAGCAAACTCGCAGCTGGGTGCTGGGATTGTGACAATTGTCGTGGTGGGTATTGCTTGAATCTTCAGAGTTCTATAGTTAAAGTAACTATATAACCCTGCTCCCAGTATCGGCTCACTCTTATAAGGTGTAGAAACCGTAGTTGGTGACACGTTGGTTCAAGTCCAACCTGGGGGACTTAACAACAATAATGATAGGAAAAGATGAAACTCGTATTCCATGTATGGAAAGAAAAATGGCTACCAGATTGGTCTGACCGTCTGTATCAGGTATTTCACTTCTATAGCCCAGAGGGTTCTGGTTTGCCATCATACATAAGGGTCCATGGTTTCGGGGTAGTTATCCTGAGCGTAGAGTTTGCTGTATTCTTCTACAAAGATCAAATTTAATAAGTAGCAACCTCCTGTATCCCAATGGCAGAGGAAGTCGACTTAAAATCGATTCAGTGTCAGTTCGAGTCTGACCAGGAGGACTTTATTCCAGCCAAGGTTCGACTGGGTAGTCTTCGTCGTCTAGGTCTTGGATGTTGAGGCTATTTATAATAGACGCCATTATTGGTGACATAGCAGAAGCTTCACTAGACCTAGGGTGCATCTTAGGAAGCAAGTCATTGTCGGTAACGTACTTCTTGTTCTTAGGTGAGCCAGTCTTTACTAAGTGTAGGAAAGCGTTGACGCGAGCCATAGCCCATGAGTTTCGGTTCTGGTCTGGACGGTGTGAGCTAGAGAAAGCTCCAGCACCTCGGCGATAGACTGCCTTCAACTTAGCAAGAGTAACCTTGCGACCAGTAGGTGCTTTCTCGTTGTGGTCAGCAACCTTCTTCTCTAGGGAAGTAATGATAGCTTCTGTAAACTCGACGCCCTTACCTGAAGCAGCAGAACCTTTAGCGTTCTTACTAGAGCCGTAAATCTTGTCTTTCTTAGGAGCTGGTTTAGAGCCAGCAGTTGCAGTAACCGCTCCGTCTGGAAGAACAGCAAAACGGCAAAGTCCACCATCTTCAACTTCTGCTTCGATAATCTGGCAACCATTAGGTGCATTATAGAAAACGCAGTTTCCGCACTTTACGCCAATCTTGGCATTCTCTTCATTTTCAGCTGCAGGAGTGTACCCAGCCCAGACGCCAGTATTGTCATCATTAAACCTGCCATACTTGTTGGCAATAAGAAGTAGGGCGTCAGCAAGTTCTTGTTCTTCTGGAACAAGATTGTGTTCATTACTTGGGTACATGAATCAATTTTACTATAGAATCAATTTATCAATTATCCCCGCGTAGCTCAGTGGATAGAGCAAAGGCCTTCTAATCCTTTGGTCGCAGGTTCGATTCCTGCCGCGGGGGCTGTATACTTTAGGTATGTTACCTATCGAATTTCGTAGCGATATGACTGTCGAGTTAATCCAGTCAATGGCATCTGATGAAGCAGTTACTATGGCAGCTCGTGTTTCAACTGGGGCAGGTAGTGGTAATCCTGACCGTGAGGCTGGACTTATTAATTACTTGATGCGTGATCGCCACGGTTCACCATTCGAGCACAATGCTTTTACCTTTTATATAGAAGCACCTATCTTTGTGTTCCGTGAGTTTATGCGTCACCGAATTGCTTCTTATAATGAAGAGAGTGGACGCTACAAGGAACTTAACCCTACCTTCTATATTCCAGATGCTGAGCGTAAGCTAATTCAGATTGGTAAGACTGGTGCTTATGAGTTTGTAGAGGGTACTTCAATCCAGTTTGGTGTCACTAAGACTGAGATATATTCAAGTAGTAAACGCGCCTATGAATCTTATAAGGTGATGCTGGATGGTGGTATTGCTCGTGAAGTAGCTCGTGCAGTACTTCCAGTAAATATCTACTCTTCTATGTACGTTACGATGAACGCCCGTAGTTTGATGAACTTCCTATCACTACGTACCACTCGTGAGGGTACGCACTTCCCTAGTTTCCCGCAACGTGAGATTGAAATGGTTGCAGAAAAAATGGAAGAAATATTTGCAGAAAAGATGCCTTTGACATATGATTGTTTTAATAAGAATGGTCGAGTAGCTCCATAAGCTACATCTATAGTTAGGCAAACAATGCGTGCTATTAAAGTGAATCGTCAGGCTGTAGAAGCATTAGTCTTCTGGCTTATCTATCACGAGATGATTGCAACAATCATTTCTCTAATCGGAAACATTGAATGGTGGTGGCTACAACCGTTTGTAGTCATAATGTCACTGTTCACTTTGTCAATAACCCTAGGCAGTCAAACTCGAGAGGAACATGATGGACGCCAGTAATTCTGAATCAGACGTAACAATAGAGGTAGAGTCTGATGACCCCCAGATTAAAAGTGAAATGGGTAAGGCAATCAATAAAGCACTAAAGGCTAAGGTTGCTTTAGAGTATGCTGTCTCTGAATCTTTGGACGCCGCTAGTGAGTTTGGTTTTGCTCTAGGTGCTTTAGATGTTAAAGAAGAGTTTGTAGAGAAACTTCGTGAAGAGCAAGAGAAAACAAAACTAGGATTTATTCAGTATAAAAGACTGTCCGAGTTGCTCGGCATAGATATCTAACTACTAGTAATGAATGACAAAGAGATGCGACTATACCGTTACGAATACACCATGCCTGTTGATGTCTATGATGGGGACGACGATATCGAAGTAGAGCTGGAAGAAGAAGAGAATATTGAAGACTTCTTATTTCCTGAAGAGAAGTCCGATATTGAAACTTTTGTTGACTGGGTGTATGCCAAGGATGAATTTGAAGTTCTTGACCATGGTTCTGTTTATGAGAACAAAATAAGTTTCAACATAAGACTGGCAACTATTGATGAAGCTAGTGCTTATGAAGATGGATTTATTGAGGGTCGAATGCTTGCGCAAGCGAGTGAGCGAATGATGAACTGGGATGGTGTGGGTTACAGACTTGACAGTTTTAACCCAATGATAACCGTTAAGACTTTTATCTGTGGAATCTGTGATGGGTCATATGACTTTACTAATGCTGCTATGCATAAAGATTTCTTCCTAATGATGGAGAAAGATAACGGAACCGCTGAAACTAATTGGCACATATGTAAGGGATGCTCTTGATGGGTAAACGTAAAAAACTCTCTGTATACATCGCTGGTCCAATGACTGGCTATGATGACTGGAACTTTTCAGCATTCTTCGAGGCAGAGAAACAATTAAAAGAACTTGGGTATTGGGTTCTAAATCCAGCTCATAATGATGGAACTACTGTAAAGGCTGCTTTGCTGAGTGCAGGTAGTCCAGACAGACCTAATCACTCGTGGGCTTATTACATGAAGCGAGACCTCCCTCATGTTATGGAAGCTGACATGCTATGTGTACTTCCAGGGTGGAAGGAATCTAAAGGTGCTTCGTTAGAAGTTCATGTAGCTAAGGCCCTTGGACTTCCAATCATGGTTCTTAAAGATGGAAAGCTAATTCCACGAGTTACTGCAATTGGTCTTAGTGGTTGGGCACGAGCAGGTAAGGATACTGCTGCTGACCATTTAGTTGCCGACTATGGCTACACTAAAATGTCTTTTGCTGACCCTATGCGTGAGGCTCTTATCAGATTAAATCCTCTTATTCATATTGGTGGTCATGTAGCTCACCTTGCTCCTATCGTTGAGAAAACAGGATGGGAAGATCTAAAAACTATTAGTTCAGACATCCGACCACTACTACAACGTTTTGGTACTGAAGTTGGTCGCGAAATGTTTGGTGAGAACTTCTGGGTAGACGCCGCTATTGATAGAATCCCTGATGGCGGAAAAGTTGTTTTTGCTGATGTTAGATTCCCTAATGAGGCAGATGCTATTCGTGAGCTTGGTGGATTTGTTATCCGAGTAGAGCGTGATGGTTTTGGTCCAGCTAATGACCATATCTCCGAGCATGCTCTTGACAACTATGACTTTGACGGTAGATTATTTAATAACGGAACTATCGAAGATTTGAATAAGTTAGTTGACGTTATCTTTTCGAAGGAGTAGCTATGGCAGATGAAGCCAAAGAAGAATACAAAACAATAACGCTGGATGACTTGACCGAAGAGCAAACACTAGTTATTAAGATGTTTATGTTTAACGGTGTACTAAATGAGCGTGAGCGTCTTACTGAACTTTTGGACGCCCTTATTAGTAGTAGAAGAAAAGCTGCTGAAGCTAGTGGTAGTTCTTCATACTCGAAAACTATAACCTTTGATGAAGTTAAAAAACTCATTTGGGATAGTGAAGTTGACAAGTCAGAAGATAGTGAGTAAGGTTTAAATATGAACATTCCAGATGATATTTCAAACATTAACAGCTCGCCAGTTATGGTCGAGGTAAACACTAACTCTTTCCATGCAATTGGTAAACCACTACTGAGTCTTCCTATGGAGACTCTTCTTGGTGTGTCACTTGCAATGAAGTCAGACGACATGACTGTAACTCTTGTTGCTCTACACAAAGCAATGTCGCAGGCTTTCTCGGAGGAGGACTTCAAATCTATTGTAAAATTGAACATGAAGGATTTCTTCTCTGTGCTAGAAGCATGGACTAAAGCTGGTATTGAAAGTAGAGAAAATGGAGCAGAATCAGACTGAGTATGCTAAAGGCTACTCTGATGCAGTTGACAATTTCATAGACCTTATCAAGACTGAGCTTCTCTGGAAGACTCAGGATGAAGGATTCATTGGGGCACTTCACTGGATGTTAGGTGAGCTCAATGATTACAAAAATAAATAACCAATAAACAACTAAGAGATTAGGAAGTTATCATCATGGCAACTCTTGATGCTATTTCTGCAAGTGAATTAAAAGATGCATACAACGAAGGTGTATCTGATCAGGCTAAGAAAATGTTAAAGACCATCAAGGAATTTATTCCTCAGGTTGGGGACGCTGTAAATCTGGTTAACTACAACGGTGAGCTGGCAATTGTCACTCGTGACGGTGTTGTTATCTTGAATGACCTGATTGTGAATCTCAAGTAATTCGTGTAGAATGGTTTCATGGCTATTGAAAATTTAACCACTGAGACCTTCGACAATCTAAACGAGCGCAGTAATCCTGTGCTCGTTTATTTTTGGGCGGAGTGGTGTGGTCCTTGTAAAATGATGAAACCAGTGTTGGAAGGTATTGCTTCTGACTACGAAGGTAAGCTTGACATCGTGAAGATTAATGCTGATGAAGAGCCTGACATTGTTGGGCGTTATGGCATCAGTTCAATCCCAGCGATGATTGTACTTCAGAGTGGTGAAGAGGCGAAGCGTATTAATGGTGCTAAGCCTAAGCCAGCTTTGATAAAAGAGCTGTCAGAGTTTATCTAATAGAAATCTAGGAAGAGAGCATGAAAGAGCGCTACATAAGAAAGCTACAGAAAGAACGTCATCTCTCTGAGATTTCATTCAACTTATTATCTAATCCAACATTTAAAAACTTATCTCGTCGTGAACGTGATGTTATGGCAAAGCTTATTTATAAAGCTGAACTAATCGAACTTGAGATTAAGAGTAAAGATGTTCAGCGAGTTATGACATCTTTCCAAGATATGATTGCAAACATTGCTATGCAGTTAGAAATCGAGGATGATGAAGATGAAGATGGTCCTGAAGATTTTTTCAGAAAAGGTTGACAAAGTTTCTAAACATGGTCTAGAATAATAAGTGGATCAAGGTTTCGTTCATTTCCTATGATTCTCCTTTCGGTAAAGGAAAACCCCCGCGAAGTTTCATCTCCAGCGGGGGTTTTTCTATTGGGTTATTTAGCCGAGCTTATTCCAAGTTAACTGACCAACTACCCCGTCAACCGCTAGCTTGTGCTTTTTCTGTAGAGCCTTAACCGCTCTATCTGTAGCCTCGTCAAAGACGCCAGTAACTCCAACACGAACTTGCTGTTGAACATACTTAACGTGAGTTCCCTTGTCACCCTTCTTAATATACTTTCCTGGGTAGCCTGGGTTCTTAATCTTTGCAGCAACTACTGGCTTAGCTACTGGTTTAATTACAGCAGGTGGGGTTGGGGCAGAGGCAGCTGGGACTACTGGAGCCGAACTCTCTGCAGCCTTTGCAGCCAAACGTGCTGCTTCCAAAGCATCTGCTGCTTCCTCGGAGTGGACTGGAGCTGGTGCAACAGGGGTGTCTTCGGTAATTACAGTCTGGATAGGTGCAGTGGCGATAGCTTTTTCCTTAGCAATAAGAGCCTTGAAGAACGCGATTGGTTCGATGTATCCCTCGCCAGTTGCAGACCAGATGTGCTTCTTACCTTTGTGAAGCTCCCAGTGGAGGTGCTTACCAGTTGACATACCAGTTGTACCCATCTTGCCAAGAATGGTTCCAGCATCTACCTTCTGGCCCTTCTTAACTTTCAATGAGCCGTCAGCCATGTGAGCGTATAAAGTGGTGTAATCCTTACCATCAATCTTGTGAAGAAGAATTACAAAGTTACCAAAGCCACCACCAGCGGCAGTAGACTTACGTGCTTCGATAACCTTTCCAGCGTAAGGTGCTTCAATCCAGCATGGTTCGTGCTTAGACCAAATGTCTGTTCCGTTGTGGAACTGCTTCTTGTGCGTAACTGGGTTGATTCGAGGACCTGCACTACAAGTTACCTTGAAGTCCTTACCTAGTTTCCCGTCAATCGGGAATTGAGCTTTAGCCATTGACTATCTCTTCCTTAGTTAGTAGTTGTAGCTGTCATCACTACTGCGTAGTTGTGACACCTTTGGTTGATGTATCCACGCTGATAAGCCTGGAACTCTGATTTACGTACTTCATAATCAATAACCGATGGTCTTGGATTGGATGAAGTAAGCATTGGCTTATTTGCATAGAATTGCTTAGCTGACTCTAGAGCTTCAGCACGTAGAGTTTTAGTCTCAAAGCTGTGAAAATAATACACAAACTTGAAGAATCTAAGCATCATCTTCACCTTCCAATTTTACCACTGCGTCATTTTCTGATTTTGAATGAGACCTCATGTAGTCGACAACATAGTTGTTGATGAAGGTAGATCTCTCCCTCCAGTCAAGCTGGAACCCTTGCTCTATCTCTACCTTGCCTAATGCGTAGTGGGCCATCTGAATGGCTTCACTTCTTAATAAGGCTTCTCTATTATTTTGAGTCATCTTCTTTAGATTCTGGTTTTTCATAACGGATAGGGAAAGTTACTATCCATACTGTGAGTGTGCATACAATCAAGATTCCTGTAAGGTCTCTCGCAGAACCTTCTAGTACTAACCAAGCAATAGCCATTCCTAGGAGTGTCCATGACTGGTCGATTAAATCTTTTAGTAGTGCTTTTAGAAATGCTTTCATTTTTGTTTCCTTTTCTTCGGTTATTGTGTTCTTCTAACTGCAGCGGAACTTGCGCTCGCGGCAGCTGCTGATACTGCAACCTGTGCAACTTGCGATGCAACAATTGCGGCAACAACTATTTTCTTAGACTCTTCTCTAGCTTTCGGAGACATGTCAGAGCCTGCGTTTCCCAGGAAGTTGATTGCATCTGTAATACCTTGAACGGCTACACCTAAGACTGGTATTGATGCAATCTCTTCTGGAACCTGTATATCGTCTTCTTGGGCAATTAAGAATAGCTGGTCTAGAGCTGCTTGATATTCTGGTGAACCCTCTTTGGCAGTATCTAGGACTTCATAAGCCTGCTGCTTTGCTATATCTACTTCTGGTGTTGGTTCAGGTTCAGGTTTAGGAGCAGGTGCAGGTGATGGCGAAGGCTCTATTACTACCTCCTTTTCTGGTGCTGGAGGCTCTGGAAGTGATTCTAGGTAGGCAATTCGGACTTCAGTAGTTGAAATATCGGCAGAAATAGTGGTCACCTGAGCTTCTGCTTCAAAAACTAGAGAAGTTTTTGTGTTGACATTCTCTACAGATGTTGTATATTCCGCTTCTGCTGTAGCTTTAGCCTCTAATAGGGTGTTGTATTTAGCCTGTGCTGATTGATATACTTTGCTTGCATCATTGTAGCCTTCTAGATATTGGTTATAAGAAGACTGTGCCGAGTCCAATTCAGCCTGCTTGGTTCCTAGTTTGGAAGCTGCTGACCGTACACCAGATATTGCAGATGCAACGGCTGCCTGTGCATTGAGTACTAGCTGATAAAGCTCTGGGTCTTTACCTTGTATATAGGCTGGCTGTGTTGTGAACAAGTGGGATGGCACTGGGGTCCAACTTTGCTCTACTCCACTTGGTATGTAGTTGAGGCTATTACAAGCTGAGCCACCCCACTCATACATCCAAGCGTCGATGTAATAAGAAGTATTTGCTGAGAAGCTAAACGAGCCAGTGTTACCACCTAAACAACCTTTTAAGTACCAGTCATTAATGATTGTGTTGCCACCTATAGATAGGTAGAATCCATCGTCAGCATAGGCATAAAACATTGCTTGTATGTCAGCAGACATTGTTATGTAACCTGTGTAGTGAAGCATGATGAAATCTGAACCACACCCGTAGATGTCACCTCCACCCCAATCATTATTGATTGCTTGAGTTCTAGTCGTCTTACAGAGGTTGTAGGCAGAGGTAGAACGTACTGGTGGATTGCCTAGTGAGTCAACTCCTGTATAAACTTCAACGGTTAAGCCTGAACTAGCTTCTGGGTTTGGGGTAGTGATGTTTGATTCGTTGTAGTTATATTCGGCAACTGATAGTGCTGACTGTGCGCTGGATAGTTTGTCAGTTGCTGATGTGTATGCTGCGTAGGCTGAAGCGTAAGAACTCTCTGCTGATGCTAAGTCTGATGCGGCATTGTTGAGCTTAGCTAGAGCTACGTTTAACGAACCTTCTGAAGTTTGCAAGATCTGAGTTTGATCCGTCAGAGACGCGTCAGCTTGATTTAAAGTTGTCTTGGTAGTTTCGTATTGACTTTCTGCTTCAGATAAGCTAGACTGAGTAGTAACTAAGTTCGACTTTGCAATAGATAACTTCTCTTGAAGCTCCTGTAGAGTAGTTCTTAAAGTACTTATTTCTTGAGAGGTTGTTGAATCGCGATATGGTAGTGAACTTTGTAATTGACCTTGGGAGCTTCCTAATGGGCTTTGGCGTAGGAATTCTTTCAGTGTTCCTGAGTATGTTTGTAGTTGGCTTTGTGCGCTTTGTGAAGGCAAATAAGAAGCCCTAGCAGACTCTGCCAGATAGATTGGGTAGACTAAAAGCAAGAAAGCCATTACTCCTAGTAGTGGCTTTTTTAGTCTTTGGACGGTGGTTCTAACTGCTTTGTAACGCTCTCCCTCGTTGGCGTTACGGGACGACACTTATGACTCCTTTAGTCGTTGTCTTCTTCTTGAGTGTCTCCCCAGACGTATCGTTTTGTTGTCTGTAGTAGCCCTAAAACTTCCCCTGTAAGGTCTTCAACGGTTAGCAAAAGGTCTGCTTTTCGTTCTGGATCGTCAGGTTGTTCGAGCTCTATATGTATCTTTTGGATGGTTTCAGAGCAGAGCGTGAGCATTGTTAGGGCATGCTCTAGGCTGTTATTAGACCTGAAATCCATGGTTCAATTATACTCCATGGGGAGCTGGGGGAGTTGTCGGGGTGGACGTCAGTAAGGTGTGTAGATGGAGAAGTCTGAGAAAATGCTGAGAGTGGCAACAATCAAAAAGTGTTAGTATGTCTAAAAATGGGAAAAAGATACTAACAAGAAATGATGTTCAGAACATGCGAAAAAAGTGTTAGTATCTGGGTAAAATGTTATGATACAAGTATGTTAACTATTATCTCTATACGCGTATAGAAATTTTTTCCCTAGGTGATGTAAAATATAGTTTACATACGTGTTTCATAATCATTCATAAAAAGGTGTATGATGGACTTGACATTTGACATTAGGAAATTGGAGGTTGGAATGTCTGAAGACGAAATGAAGAAAGAGAAAGCTTTTGAGCTTTTGGATTTTGGATTCGATGAAGCTGAGGAAGCGGATCGAGATGCTATGGAACGTGATGGGCGTTTTCGAGATAGAGACAGAAGAATCTGTGCTTGTGGACATCCGTTTAGTAGACACCATACTTTGAGTGGGCGTTTGGAATGTAAGCCATCGAAGATGTACTGTAAGTGTAAGAACCAGAAGGCAGTACTTGAGTCTGACGATACTCGCTTCTTTTTGCGTAAGACTATGGGAGCTGGAGCACTACATGCTTTGGGTCGAGGACTTAAAGCAACTGTTGAGCGAGGCATTGAGATTCGTTGGGTGATTGAGCCTAACTGCGAGAAGTGTGGCGAAGTAGATAAGCTAAGCCCAGTGCCAGTAACTCAACATGGAATTGCGCAAAGCTATGACACTGGGTATACTGCTATGTTGTGCCGTAAATGTCGAGAGAGTGTGTAACATGGAAATGCCTGTAGTAGCAGAGAACTATTTGTTTCAGACTGTTATGACGTTTTCTAGAAATATGGATTACGCTCGTGATGAAGATGGGACTCTACAGTTTGGTGTGCTAGATGAAGTACTTGTATTTATCAAGCAGAGCATAACCGCTAGATTTAAGAGCGATGAAGATATTGAGATTGATGCCACTTGGAGAATCCTTAACGATTACAAGACTGTGGCATACGATATTTTCGTTACTGAGACTGCGAGAAGTGTTGGTGGAACCAACACTTATCACAATCTCCATGCTGTATTCACTGAGACTAGTTTGATGTTTGAGGGTTTTGATGAAGAGTGTTCTGTGGAAGAGTTGGACACATACATGACTGGTATCTGGATTGCATGTACTGCCTGCCGTGGTCGAGGATATACAACTCACTACAGTAATGGCGGAAGATATGAGGAAACAGTGACTTGCCCGAAGTGTCAGGACATGTATGGAAATGTCTTGAGCCAAACTAATGACACGTCTGTAGATTTTTACTCTCTACGAAATCGAGTGATGAACAAGAAGTCAATCTTTGCCACCACGTAAGAAACCGATAGATGACCCAAGTTCTTGGAACGGTAAACGGACAGTGATTCGTTTAACTTCTAAGTGTGGGTGGTGCAATACTGGAGATTGTGTAGACTGCAATCACCAGCAAGCGTGGTACGATAAACTTTGGATTTGTGGATGTAGTTGCAATTCCGAGTGGGAACCTGTAGAATCAAATGCTGAGGAGCAATAATGGATTTTGAAGGAAAGACAATTCGCAACATAGACCTACCTCATGTGGGCCGTGTGCGAATCGTAGATTTCGACGAGATTGATAACAGAGCAGATATTGATGCTCGTGCTGCTGTTCGTGGTATCACTAGAGAAGAACTAATGGATTTGATGCGAGAAGTAGTTAGCACCAATGTTCTTGACGAAGCAGATCGAGTGGCTATAAATAATCTTGGCAGTCAACAGATAATTGCAGTCCATCGAGAATGGATGCTTGGAAGTAGGCTAAAATGATTATCCTAAAACTATATAGAAAAATTAAAGGCAGACCACTGCCTACTGAGTTTGGACCACAATTTCGGTTCAAAAGAGGAGAGAAATAATGGGTTGGTTCAAGAACCTATTCCGTAAGAAATCCGCTAAGCCTGTCTTGGCGGTAGAACGTGACGAGACTGGGCGCTGGGTTGAAACACCAAAGCCAACCCTTCGCCATGCGGTTCACCAAGTAACAAAGTTGGAAGCTGAAGCTGAGAAGCCAAAGCCAAAGCCAAAGCCAAAGGCGGCTCCAAAGCCAAAGGCAGAACTACCTGCTGCAGCAAAGAAGCCAGCAACTCCTAAGAAGAAAGAAAACTAATGAATAAATTAGCATTAGAATCATACCTACGCAATTTGCTAGGTCAGGCTATTGGAGCAGTTGTCATTGTCAGTCAGACAAGTGGCATTGTATCTCCACTAGATTTCACACTTGGCGAGTGGCTACTCGTAGCTAATGCTCTCTGGGCATCGGTAATTCCAACTGCCATCCGCTGGGTAAACTCAAAAGACCCAGCATTTGGTAGAGTGGCAGAAGTTGTAGCAGCTGAAGTATCTACAAAGCTAACTTCAACTGCTGCTAAAGCTAAGAAGCCTGCAGCTGGGGAGAAGAAGTAATATCTTCTAACGGTTGACTGGGGAGGCAAAACTCTCTACAATAGACTTAGGTCCTTTGTAGAGAGTTTTTGTTTTTATGAGTGAAAAAGAACAGCCAGTGAAAATCGTAGTCGTAGCAGAACGGCTTGGTGTAACTAGTAAGACGGTCTATAACTGGATCGAGAATGAGTACCTTGTAACGGTCAAACCTGGATATGTTCTAGAATCTCAAGCACGGCGTGCTCAAGTCATAGCCCATGATATGAAAGTCGACGGAGCAAAACAGCGAAGTAGTATGTTCGCTAGAGACCGTTCAGGACACTTCAGTTTCCTAAAACACAAGTAGGGTATAGTTCAACGGATATCATTTCGTTGTTAATGATAAGAGAAATACCTTCCGTCACCCTCTCCGCGAGCAAAAATTCGTTCCAACTCCAACAGATAACTCACACGATTTGACTTCGGGTAAAATTACTACTGGCGTCTACTTAGTCACAGACCTCTCCCCAGCTGGCTAGGTAGGCGTCTTTTAATCTCAATAGCGGCGTGCATCTAGTACGCGCTACACTGCTAATAAATAATAAAAGCACAAACTTAACAATCCTCAACTTCTCACTAATACTTCGAAGTTAACCGACGGATCTAGATTTCAATAACTCAACCTCTTTTGAAATCAATAACGGCGTGCATCTAGTACGGTAGCTCTGACTTCCTATCAACAGTTAATCCTTAAAACGGCGAGCGCGTCTTCGATCTTTTGAACAAATAAATAAACTATAATAAGCTTTATAAGTTCAACTTCTAATCAACCGTTAAAAGCTTTGTTATCATTAACACCAGGACCTTACCACCCAACGGAGGAGTTACAAGTCACATGTTCGAGAAAGATGATGAGCATCCTGAATACACAATCGACGAGACTTTAGATCTAAGACCAGATCTAAGCTTGATCGGCCTGGAAGAAGTAGAGAAGGGTGTATGCGAGGACAACTATCAAAACCGTGCTATCCTTCGAAAAGCAAAGCTGAGCTGGGACCCCGTCTATTCAGACAACGGAGTTCCAACGGGTCTCATCAGAGCTCGATCAAAAGAAACAACCATCGAGCGACGTATACAGTCTTTAGCCGAGAAGCGACCGATCATGGTTGTTCCAACCGACCACAACTCAGATTTCTTAACAGGCCTGGATCTTCTAGCTGAAGAAGCAACGGACTATTTAGTTCCACCATGGGTGATGCACTCAACCCGCCTCTACTTAAAAGAACAAGAAGAGGGTTACAACAATCCAAAGCGTCAACCGCTATGTCAACCTCATCGCTGCAGACACATCAAAGATGACGGTATTCGTTGTATGTTATGGAGCTCGGGACGTCCAAAGGATGACGGCCTGTGCCGCATTCACTTAAGATCAACTCAACATAAAACTAGTGATGACATCGAACGGGCCCGCAACAAGTTGATGCAAGCTGCACCGTATGCTGTAGACAAGCTTGAGGAGTTGATGGAGTTCGCGGAGTCAGAACCTGTTAAGCTCAAAGCTGCAACGGAGATCCTGGATCGAGCTGGTGTACGTGGTGGAATTGAGATAGACTCGAATATTAATATCGACGTGCGGCCTGCAGCTTCTGTAATCGCGGAACGTTTAAACCGCTTAGCCTCAGGTGCCGTCGAGTCTGCTGCTAGACTTGCGAATGCAGGTGTTACGGTTGAGCCTGATAAAGAGATCCTGGATGCTGAAGTTGTTGAAGACGGAGAGCTCCAGGAAGAGACAACAACAACAAAGGATTAATGTGAACTTCGATGAGATCATAGAGCTGGCCAGACTCCATCTGCTGAATGCATTAGCGGACATCAACAATGCATCAACCAGGATCGAACACATTCGATTAACGGCCCTTGCCCAGGAAGCCGAGATGTTGTATCATGAGCTTGAGAGATTCAACAACGGCCTGAGTTACTCACATGTGAAGACCGACGGGCCCGCAGCATCTGATGACATGCTTCCACTAATTGAAAGTTAGAGCTGCAGATCCAGATCCAGATCCAGGGAGACAAACAACGGATGATTAAAAGACAGCAGCGGCCAGTACCCGAACAGGTCCAGGTATTTATAGCAACGGCGCGTAAGTACATCGGATATCAATCCGAATCCCTGGGACGTAACCAATTCGGTGCGAAGGTTGGGTACGACACCAAACCATGGGACGGCGCGTTCATTGACGTCGTCGCTCGAGAGAGTGGCCTACGTCTACCATCTTTGGTTTATACGCCAGCTGCGCTCGCGGAATTCATACGTAACCGAGAGGTCCAAACTCAACCGCGGCCTGGAGATCTAGTCTTCTTCAACTTCTCAACAGAGCTAGACGGATTCGGTCCCCCGCATGTCGGCCTGGTGGTAGATGTCCGCAACTTCGAATCAACGGGTGAGTTCCTCGCGATCGAAGGAAACGTTGTAGGTCCCACTAATTACTCGCAGCAAGATGGCGTGCATCAGAGACTGCGACATTTAACGGATGTTCTCATCTTCGCCCGCCCCGCTGAGCTGCAGGCCTGGAAGCTATCGACGGATGAACTTCGCACTAAGCTTCGTAAGTTCTTCAGGATCCGCGGCCAGGTAGACTCAACCGAACTTGCTGCCAGCACATTGGTGAAAGCTGATGCAGTCAAGCCTGGACTTCGTAATAAGAACATCGAACTAGTTCAGATCGCATTGGGCCTGGTAACCGATATCGAAGGTGCCGAACGCGGGAAGTGGGATATCCCGACGGCGAGCGCGTTTGCTCGCTTCCAACGAAACATTGGAAGAGTTGGCCAGGATGCTGATGGCCTTCCCGACGTCCCAACACTGAACCGACTTGGGAAAGAAACGGGCCTCTTCGAATTAAGTTAACGGGAAGCTGGAAGCTCTCGAGCTCAGATCCAGGTCAACTTTTAACGAATCATTTCATGAAGACCCGCGGCCAGTCTTCCTGGCGGCGAGCGCTTTACTTGACATAACGGCATGCCTCAGGTAGGGTTGTCTCATGATTATCAAACCGATGCTGCAAGCACTGCGGCGTGCACCGCTACACGTAAAACTTCTAACGGTCCTGGCCTGCTTGTACTTGTTGAGTCCGATCGATCTGATCCCCGACTTCATACCAGTGATTGGACAAACGGATGACCTCGTCGTAATTGGCCTGGTCTTCAGAATGCTGCAGAAGTACTCAACGGATGAGGACCTGGCGAGCTCAGATCCAGGTCAACTTCTCACTAAGCTTCGAAAGAAGAAGGACTCATCCGCGGGACCTGGTGGCCAGGATGCTGCCAACTTTTAATTAACGGTTCGAAGCTAGCTGAAGGCGGGCTTGCACTGAACGGACCTAAGTGCTATAGTGGACCCATGAAGAAGAACCGCTCAGAATTTGAATGCCAGGTTGTTTACTGCGACGGAGATTGCTCAGCATTTATATGCTGGGACTGTGGAGTCAATACGATGCACATCGATGAGTACTACATGGTGCATGACGGGTTGTGGGATGTCGCGACCGAAGACTTCGGCGGGGACGGCATGCTATGCGTAGGCTGCCTTGAGAACCGCATCGGTGGAAAGCTTGTAGCTAGCGACTTTACGGATGCTCCAATTAACAAAGGAATCTACGGCTTGTCGGCCCGCTTAGCTCAGCGTCTGTCAACTTTTGATTAAGACGGCTTGGGAGTCGAAGATAGCCCGCGGATCCGAAACAACGCACTAACGGTGAAAAGTTCGCAGCGATCTGAGCTCATCAAATCACACCACAAAACTTGTTGTACGCTAACCGTATGAAGTCATTTGAATTGCATCTAATACGCGGCGAGCACGATGTCGAGCTTGCCATCCTCGCTGGTCTGATGGAACGGGAGCATGTCCCAACGGACTGCGCGAACTGCACCGACGAGGTGGGACCGCTGGTTGGTGAGTTCTACAGTTACGCCTTCATACTGTCCGACGAAGAAGAGTGGGCCGTGTGTATTGATTGTGCTGCCAGCGTGCTGGAGCCTGAGGGTGATGACGGGTATGTCGAGGACACTTCTTATGAACTAGATGCTTACGCATTCTTTGATAAAGAAGATGACAAAGAATAAGTTTTCACTTTTTCAAAAAACTTCATAAAACCGATTTGAAATGTCACGGGGATGTGCTACTGTTTGAGTATCCAATGAAAGGACGGATACACAAATGCACGTATGCCAAATCATGCTTGTCGAAGCAGACACTGCCTTAGAGGCGTTTGAGAAAATCTACGAGAAACTATCTGGCGAGAGCCAACCTAACTGGTCAGACTGGCACAATGTTGGCAACCCTGAAAGCCTCAACTACGCAGGTCGCTGGACTAATCATGTGTTCAAACTAGATGGCGCGATTGAGGATGGGACTGAACTTTCACCTAACTACTTACAGTATTCAGATGACACTGCTCTTGCTGAAAAAGTCATTGATGACTATCTAGCCCAACGCAAGAAAGACATGGACGACTGTCGTAAAGAGATGGTTGACCTATCTACTGCTCCGTATGACCCACTTATAAGTGAGTGGAAAGACCCAAACCACATGGGCATTTATTACGCAAAGAAGCTCGCCCAACTTCTGAGCAATGAGTGGACACCAGATACTGGTATCTACGACCTAGATAGTTGGACTGCCTCTCTCGCTTACTTTATAGAGCGTGTCAAAAAAGCACCTGAGAAGCAGTGGCTAATCCCAGTGGACTTCCACTTTTAGAGCGTTACCATTTCGTTATAAAAAATCTAAAAAAATACCTAGCAGGATTTGACAACTTCAAAACACTCGTGTAATGTCGGTCTTGTTGGAAAACCAACGAACCAAAAAAATAGGACGGAAACTATGAACCCGATTGAAACAGAAGCAACCACTTCTGCTGGCAAGATTGTCGGCAAGGGGCTTTATCTGGAACTTATCCCAGAGGGTGACAACCCAAACAACAAGACCACTCAAATCTTGTTCACTCCAGAGGGCTTTGATGAAAAGGGCAACTATGTGCCTTTCACTCTCCACTCTCGCACTGTGGCTGATTACTCACCACGCAAGCAGTGGCGACTATCGAAGTCACCTACTGACAACAAGACACTATTCCTATCAAGCGAGCCAATCTCTGCCGAGATTGCGACTAGCACTGCTAATGGAATGGCAACTCGCTTTGAGAGCCTGTTGAAGCGTCAGGTTGCTTATGGTCTTGTCGTTCGCAACAAGCCTATCGTTGTAGAGATTACTTCGATTGACCTGTCAGATGTTACTGACTGGAAAACACCACCTGCGGCTCTACGCCGTATTCAGAAAGCACGAGTATCTTTGGGTTTCCCAGAGAAACTGGTATAGTCAAAAAGAAAAGGACGGAAAATAAAATGACTATCTCACCTGTAACCACCACTGAACCAGACCTTGATACACTGTATCCAGAACTATCCAAGTTGGTCTTTGGTGTCGCTGTTCAAGCCTTGAACCCTAGCGAGCCACTTATCGCTGGTCTTGACCCACTGCTACCAGTAGCAGGACGAGCCAACCTGCGAGCAAAGGCTGGCTCTGGGGCAACCAAGAAAGCAACCAAGTCTATGCCTGTAAATGTCGAAGCCCTATCTGGCGAGGCAAAATACTCACGACCTAATGGCGAGGATTACTACTCTCGCACTTGGGGCGACCACTCTGATGTAGAGGTTCTACGCACTGCCCGAAGCAACAACAAGTTTGTGTTGCTCTATGGCAACCCAGGGTGCGGTAAGACTGCTCTAGTTGAAGCCGCTTACCCTGACGAACTTTACACCATTCTTGGTTCGGGCGACACCGAAGTTAGCGACCTTGTTGGTGGCTATGTTCAAACTCCTAGTGGAAACTACGAGTGGGTGGACGGAGCATTGGTGCGAGCCGCCGAGGAGGGTAAGGTCTTGCTGATTGACGAAATCGGTTTGATTGACCCAAAGGTTCTCTCGGTTGTCTATGGTCTTATGGACGGACGCAAGGAGTTGGCTGTAACTGCTAACCCAGAGCGAGGCACTATTCACGCCCAAGAGGGATTTTATGTAGTTGCGGCTACTAACCCTAATGCGGCTGGTGTCATTCTGTCAGAGGCTCTACTCTCTCGTTTCACTATCCACGCTGAAATGACAACTGACTGGGGTCTTGCTAAGAAGTTGGGCGTTCCTGCTCCTGCTGTAACTGCGGCTCAAAACCTTGCTAAGAAGCAAGCCTCTGGTGAAGTTTCGTGGTCGCCTCAAATGCGTGAACTCCTAGCGTTCCGTGATGTGACTAGCCTGTTCGGTCAGAAGTGGGCTATCCAAAACCTAATCGCTGTTGCTCCAGAAATGGATAGACCAGTGGTTGTAGATGTGTTCAATCGTGTGTTCGGCGAAACTTACTTGCCAGCCAAGATTTAGCACTATCCGTCCAGTGCTAATGGGTGGGTGGGTGTCAAAAGTTTTTTGAGAATGAACTTGACACCCACCAAACACCTGTGCTAGTTTTCTAACTGGAACGAAACAAACCCAATCGAAAGGAAATAGAAATGGGTCACTTTTCAAGAATGTCGGAACGCAAGAGCGAAACTCCGACTGAATGGCTAAAGGTCTGTGCTGACATTGGTCGCCTCGCTAACGAGTGGGCTGGTCGTAATGACCTAGCAATCTATGGTGGTAGCGACACTGCTAATGGTGAAGCCCTTGCCGCTTTTTACGCTGATGTTGCGGAAATCGAAATCAACCTGCCTGTGGCTTTTGGTAGCACCACTCGCCCAGAAATCGTTGGCGACTTGAATGAGCGTAGCCAGCAGTATGAGTTTCCAGAGGCGACTGGCGTTATCTTACACGAAGCAACTCACGCTCGTTGCTCGCTCTGGAATGTCAAGTCTTTTGACGAAGTGCCAGACCTAGAGCGTCAGGCGTTTTGGCTTTTGGAGGAGGGTCGCATTGAGCGTCTTGCTGTAATCGCCTACCCAAAGAATGTGCTATTCCTACGCTCGTCTGCTTTGAACCTTGCTCTCGCTGACACCAAAGACAATCTTGAAAACTTGTCAGAGGTGCGAGGTGCGGCTCTACTCGCCGCTTTGTGTATGTCACGAGTGGACGCTGGCGTTTTGGAAATGTCAGATGTTTCAACTATCTACAAGAAGTTGATTGACATTCTTGGTCAGGAACTTTTTGACAACCTGCGTAGCGTCTGGATTGACTTTCAGAAACTCCAGCACTTCTCTCACGCTGACCTAGACACTGGCAAGGCACTTGCTAAGAAGTGGGTTGAACTTTTGCGTGAGGCTGACCCAGAGGGCGAGCCACAAGAGGGTGGCTCTGGTTCTGCTGGCGAGGGTGACGAGGGTAACGAGGGTGGCTCTGGTTCTGCCCTGTCTGAACTTATGGAGGCTTTGGCAGAAGCAAGCGAACAAACTGCTAGTGAAACTTCTGGCGACCTAGAGAGCCAAGAGCGTAAAGAGAAGTGGGAGCAAGAGGCTAAGGTTCGCTCCAACCAGACCAAGACTTCTAACAAGAACAAGGAAACTGCTAACAAGGTATTTAGCACTTCGTCTGGTGCTGGTGGCGAAAAGACCAGTCGCTCAAAACTGGTAGAGGTTCGCAAGCCAACTGGTCAAGAGCGAGCCGCCGCTGTCACAATCGCCAAGATGTTAGAGCGAGCCAAGTATCGTGATAGAAGCAAGACTGCTGTCAAGACCCACTTGCCAGAGGGTCGCCTAAAAACTCGTGTGGCTATTCAGAACGCCGCTTTGAAGTCTATGGGTATCCACGCCGAACAACCTGCTTGGCGTAAGACTGCTCGCAAGCGAACTGAAAACCCTACGCTGACTGTCGGCGTTATGGTGGACATTTCTGGCTCTATGTCGTCTGCTATGAACCCTATGGCTACTACTGCTTGGGTCTTGTCAGAGGCAGGTCGCCGTATCCAAGCCAAGACTGCTATGGTCTATTATGGCGAGGGCGTTTTCCCAACCCTAAAGGCAGGGCAACACTTGTCGGAGGTTCGTGTCTATAACGCACCTGACGGCACGGAGGAGTTTGCGACTGGCTTTGAGGCTCTGGACGGCTCTCTCAACTTGCTCTACGGAACTGGTGCGAGAATGTTGGTTGTGGTATCGGACGGCAACTACCGAAGCGACCAACACGAAAAGGCAACCGAGTATGTTCGCCAGTGCCAGCAACGAGGCGTTGCGGTTCTATGGATTAGCCCAGAGAACGGCTACTGGTCAAGCGGTGCTAAGTCAATCGTGGCTGGAACTAATGCGGCTTATGTGGAGGGGCTGTCGGCTGACGGCTTTGCCCTAGAGATTGGCAAGGCGGCTACCCAAGCACTAGAGGCGGTTGGCAAGAGCCAACGCTAACAAGAAGTCTGGTAGGGTAAGGCGAGCCTGTTTCGTTCCCCCATTTCTCAAAGGTTCGTCCTGCCAGATAGAAACCCACCAGTAATCCTTTCGGCTGGTGGGTTTCGCTTTCCCCGAAAAAAACCAGAAAAAACTTTTCGTTAGAAGTTGAATAATGTCGCAGACCTATGCTAAGGTAGAACTACCGAACGAAAGGAAAACGGAATGTGCGACAAGTGCGAAAACCAGATTGACGGTCAAGATTTAGACGACCACGAAATCGCTGGCATTGCTCTAGCAATCATTGGAGGAATGATTGAGGGCTATTGCGAGGAGGGCTACTGCGACCCAACAATGTATCAAGCATTGGAAATGGCGGAGAAGTTGGCTCGCAAGATGAACGAAACTGGTCTGGCAGAACGCCTGACTATCGCCAAGATTTTTGCTGGCGAAACTATCAACACCCTGATTGCCGAACACGAAGCCGAGGAGGCGAACTAATGGTTTTCCCAGAGAACACCGAGCGTGAACAAGAACTGCGTGAAGCACTCCTGTCACTTGCGGCTGGCATTGCCAGTATCGCAGAAGCCGAGGCTGGCTTAGACATGCCAACGGAAACCGCTGACATGATTCTCGGCGAGGCTATTGAGATTCTTGGTAAGTTGTTTATCGGCGAGGAGCAAGACCTTTTGAACGGTCTGGTCGAAGCCAAGATTACGATTCAGGATTCACTAGAGGAGTTTGTTTACTAATGAGCAAGTTTTATTTCGCCGAGGACGGCAACTGGGGTAGTGCTGACGGATTGGCCATTGTGGACACGGCTGGGCTAGACGAACACTTCATGGACTACATTGACTCCATTCGTGAGTATCACCTCTCGGCTTGGGCGGCTTGGTTTGTGGACAATAACCACCCAGAGCCAGCGGACTTTGACGGCGAGTGTCACTACTGCGAGAGTTACGAGTCTGGTTCACTCGCCGAGATTGACGCTATCAACGCAAGCGAGGAGGAGTAGCCCATGCCAACATTCGCTGTAAAAATCTACGAAACCGTCATTCACATGGTTGATGTCGAAGCTGCTGATTCCAGTGACGCTTACAACAAAGCCTACGAGATTGTGACCAACGGACAGCAGGACGAATACGATACCGAAGCCGAGGGCTTCACTGGTGACTATTCTGTCGTTCAGATTTCTGACTGAAGGATTTGACAAACTTCAAAAGACTGGTGTAAAGTCGAACTATCACCAAACGAAAGGGGCAGTAATGCCAAACTGGGTAGACAACTGGGTAGGTATTTCAGGAACAGAAGCAGACCTAACTGCGTTCTTGGAAAAGGCTGGAAAGCCTTACCCAACTAAGCACTCCAACTACAATCCTGAAACCAAAGAGTATGAGCAGGTAGACGCTACCAACGAAAGCCCATTCTCATTCTGGAACTTCATTGAGCCAGAGGACAAAGAGGCTTACTTTGGTAGCCCAAGTGGCAACAAGCCAGAGGGTTACGAGGGTTGGACTTCGGAGCAGAAAATGGCACACGACCTAAAGTTCACTGGCAATGGTTGGTATGACTGGAATGTTCGCAACTGGGGAACTAAGTGGGACGCTAATGATGTCAATGTAGACGAGGTTGTTACTGACGGAAAAGGCAACGCTTCTGTGTCCATTACTTTCAACACGGCGTGGTCTATTCCAGAGCCGATTTTCAAGGCTATGGTCGAACAGCACCAGACACTCTCATTCGACTTTGAGTGCGAGGAGGAGCAGGGCTGGGGAGCAAAGTTCACTGCCACTGACGAGGACGGCGAGCGTTCTCTAACTATGATTGAGGAGTGGGACATCCCCGACTGCCACGCTGACTACGACTCTCGTGGTCGTGAGTGTGTCTGCTCTTGGGACGACGACGAGGAGAACTGGTATGAGGACTGCCCAGCACTGGTGAAAGAGTTTGCCGTAGTTGTATCTCGCACCTACTCAATCAAGGCTACAAGTGCCGAGCGTGCTTGGGAACTTGCCCAAGACCAGTTACTAAACGGCGAGGGCAATCTGCCAGACGGCGTGGAGGTTTTGGACGAGGACACGGTGTTCGTCAAAGACTTGCTAACCAACGAGCGTATCTTTCCAACAACGGTGGAGGGCGAGGTAGTTGAGAAAGTCTGTAACCACCACTATGTCCCAGTATCAACTTCTAAAGACGGCGTGATTGTAGACACTGGATACACCCAGTGCGTCCACTGTAACGACAAGATTATCAAAGACGGCGTGGAGGTCTAGTATGCCAAAGCACTACACGGAGCGAACCGAAACAACCTACGAGGTAGTAACGAACTTCGGACAGGTTGTCCAGATAACCCACAATCCGTCTGTCAAGACCGTAGGTCTTGCCCTGATACACGCTAACGGTGAAATCGCTGGTGAGATAGAGTTCACTGTGCGTCACGCCGCCGAAGCACTCGCAGAGATTTTTGGTGACCTTGTGACCAATCAAGAAATCTACGAGGACGACAACCGATAGCAAAAGGATTTGACACGAACTAAACATTCGTGCTAAGTTGGATTTGTTAGCCCACTGATGTAACTGAAAGGACTTCTAATGGCAAACAAGAGCGAGGCAGCAAAGACTGTTCTCACCAGCACCACCAGTGACAACCTTGTTGTCCTAACCCCTGCTATCCAGCGTCAGGTGAAAGCCTTGCGTGAGGGTCGCAACCTTGCCAAGCAAGCCAAAGCAATGAGCGACCCTGCTCGTCTAGCAATCTTGGACTTTCTTGGTTTGGTATCTACCAACCTGATTGGAACTGACGCAAAGGGAAAGCGTTTGATTTCAGTCAAGGTCGTTGAAAGTTCAGAGAAGTTTGACTGGGAGGCTTTTGCCAAAGACCAGCCAGAGCTTCACGAGGCTCTCGTCAAGCAATACACCATTCCCAAAGGTGCTGGCGACCCACAACTCCGAGTTGATGTAATCTAAACTCGGTTCACAAAGAAAACGCTGACAGGCTCTTTCCCCCCCTTTCACCCTGTCAGCGTTTTTCTTTTTGTCTGGAGGACTCCAGCAAGTTTTCACTTTTTCAAACTACAAAAGAAAATGCCATTCCACTTTTGATTAGTTGTTGAAAGTTGTAGGAAAGTATGCTAGATTCAATAGTGACCTGATGAAAGGGGTTCAAATGAAAATCAAAGAATACGATTTGAATGTGTATGTCGTGGACGGCGTGGCTCGTCTATCTGCCTACCAATACCAATACAGCGACCACCCAACTAACCCTGAACCTATCTCAACCAAGATGGACAATGACAGTTGGATTACCCTCTCCCTGCCACTCGAACCTATGTATCACGAGGAGATGTCTTATCTACTCGGTGATAAGGATTGGCAATCGCAGGATTGGCAAGACTACGACAGCCCTTGGGAAAGCGTGGAGTGGCTCGACTGTGATGAAGCACCTGCTACTCTGCGTGCTTGGGTGAATGGCCTGCCTGAATACGAGCCAGAGGTTGTCCACGATTGGGGAGACCACAACCTAGACTTCCCACGCGGTAGTATCTTGGCCGTCCCCTGTAAGAACTGTGACGCGACCTATGATGTTCGCCGTCTATCGTTTGACGAGATGAACGGCTTGGGTATCTGATGTCTACGAAGCAGGAGAGTGCGTTCTATCAAACGGATAAATCACCAGAGTGTGTCTGGAGTCGCTGGGATGATAGCGACCCATACTCCGTCTATCGTTGCGGGGAAATGTTGATTATCTACACCGACACAAACGGCGTGGTGACTTACCTGCGAACAACTGATGACCTAGCCGAAGTTGGAATAACGGATGACGAGGCGCTCGCCGAATACACCGCTAAGGGCGAGGAAGTCTTTTGCTGGCGTAATAACTCTTGGTTTGAAATCTGGGACGAGCGCAACGGCGTGTTCCTAGATGATGTTTACCACGAACTTGACGAAGCCGTTGAAAGAGCAATACACTTGAATGACCGAGAGAAAGGGTTGTGATGTTGAACTATCACGAAGCATTGGGACAAGTTATCCGAGAGAAGCGTTTGGACTTAGGTCTGAGTATGCGACAGGTAACTGAATACATTTCAATAGGACACTTGTCTGAAGTTGAACGAGGCAAGAAAGAACTGTCAAGCCGACACCTGCCGTTAGTGGCACGAGGTCTTGGAATAGAGGCGCACGAGTTGGTTCTGCTTGCTGGGTATCGTATGGCTGGCTGGGACATTCCAGACACGGCAAGCGAGTTGTTTGACGAATACGCCGACCTTATGGTAAAGTCGAACTAACCACAGATGAAAGGCGTGGAAATGGAAAAGACAGATTGCTACAAGTGCGGCACGGAGATTGAAGCACCGCAGGGTTCGGTTCACCCACTCTGCTCGGATTGCGAAACTTCGTTTGACGCTTGGTTCGCTCTAGCACTTCAGGGAAAGGCATAGAGATGTCGGAAGAAACTTACACGGAACGAACTGTGTGTCTTGGCTACTGTGCCGTGGACAGCGGACAGATTCTAATAACCGACCCAGGCTACCTAAACGGCTGGGGGACAGAGGGATACGGCGAGGCTTACATTGGTCACTACTCATACGGTGGTGCTTGTGCGACTACTCTCGCTGAACACAAACACCCAAACGGACAACTAGAGTTTTCTGGTGGTCGTGCTGGGGCTGGCGTGGTTTCTAACTCTGGTCTTGGTGACGGATACTATCCTGTCTACGCAACCATTCGTAACATTGACGGCTGGGGCGAGCGTGTGACTAAACTTGAAATCGTGTTCATTGACGACGACGGCGAGGACGAGGACGAATAATAGACTTGCCTAGCACGGATTGCCCCGAGGGACGCCGAGGTCTGCTGGTTCTGTGTGTGTTCTAGACACCGCATACAGAGTTGGACGCAGTTGCCTACAATGCTAGGGAAACCGACAGAAGTGTCGCTAAACACGGAGAGCCACTCTTGAACCTGAATGTCAGTAGCGAAATGGACTTGTCCACAAAGCGAACGCTAACCAGAAACAAGTAGTGGCTTTCCCCCTCTAGGGTGAGATAACGCATTGTGCTTTTCTCACCCTTTAGGCTTCTCGGGGGTCGGAGAAGTTTTCACTTTTTCAAAAGACACCAACAAAGAACTAATCATTAGAAGTTGTATTTTTTATCATCAACTGCTAAACTGAATCCGTCAGCAATACCGCTGGCATTAGGGAAAGGACACCTGCCTTATGGGTATGGATGTTTATGGGAAAAAGCCTACTGACAAAGTTGGCAAGTATTTTCGTGCCAGTGTTTGGTATTGGCATCCGCTCTGGTCTTTCTGCGAGAACAAGTTTCCAGAGTTGGCTGGCAAAGTCAAACACGGACATAGCAACGATGGCGATGGCTTGAACGGCGAGGACAGCATACTTCTTGCTGAACTAATCAAGACGGCTCTCAACAACGGCGAGGCTAAGGAATACCTAGACGAATACAACAAGTATCTGTCTGAACTTGACCGACCAGATTGTTCTATCTGCGAGGGAACGGGTATTCGAACTGACGCTATCGGAGTAGAGAGTGGCTGGCCTGAAAAGGAACTGTCGCCAGAGATTGCTATTCTCACGGGTCGCACTCACGGGTCTTGTAATGCCTGTGCTGGCGAGGGTAAGAGAGACGCTTGGGAAAGCAACTACCCATTCGACCTAGAACTTCTGGCAGAGTTTGCCGAGTTTCTAGCGAACTGCGGTGGTTTCAAAATCCGCTAATCACGGATTGAGATACGGCTGGGTCATAACGACCTAGCCGTTTTCTCTGCTCGGCGAGGTCTGCGAGAAGTTTTCACTTTTTCAAAAGCAAGATAAAAAATAAACACGGCACGGCTTGCGTAATAACCGAGAGTGCGATAGGGTTGGAGTATCCCTTACGAAAGGAAACGAAATGGGAAACCGAGCATTTATTCAGGTGACGAGTGAATCGTTCCCTACACCGCTACACCTATACGGTCACTGGTCAGGCGAGGATAATCTTGAGGCTGTCAAGAATGTTCTAACCCGAACCGACCGCATTGGCGACCCAACATACCTAGCGGCTCAACTGTTCCACGAGTTTGCGGTTGCTCTTGGTGGCTATGACGGAAACCTATCATTCGGTATCGGCGTGGGTGAGATTGACGAGAGCGATTGGGTGAACGCCCCGACCGTCTATGTGAACGCTGATACAGGTGAAGTGACGGTAGACGGTGAGGAAATCGTCATACCTAAGCAACCGCACCAGATAGCCAAATAAGTTTCGCTACTACTCACCCCCCCCTAGTGGTAGCGAATACGCAGGGACAGACTTAGCCCCCCTAGTGTCTGTCCCTGCCCCCTAACGGGTGGTAGCACGAACCGCAACTCAACTTGCTGGAACTTGCTACTGCCCGTTTTTTCTTTCCGACTCTCGGACAAGTTTTCACTTTTTCAAAAGCCCTTCACAACTTTCAACGAACCGTTTGACTTTAGACGGCACGGCTAGTAAACTCGAAGTGTGGTGATTATCCACGCAAATAGATAAGGGGTTATTTATGACCGAGATTCAGATTATTGAAACGGAACTCTCAAGCAACTGTGTTTGTGAGGACTATGATGAGGACACGGATACGACAACGGCAAGCACCGAGTGTTGGGGTTGCTGGAGTGACGGCGTGGCTGACTTCAAGGACAACCTTTTACAACCGTGGCTTGACGCTAACGGTTGGGACTTGGACACCGCTATCCGTATCAATGGCACGGCTATGGGTTGGCAACGCCGTAGCGGATACAAGGACACAACGGCAAGCGAACTACTTGACGGCTTGACGCTCAACGGTGACTTCACCTTGCGTTTCAAGTTTGACGGCAAGGACTTGGCGTGCGTTCGCTCAAGCCACGATGAACCGACGGGTGCGTCTTTTGAGTTTGGACTAGCACCTGACGACGACGGCGAGGAGTAGGAGTGAACCGTGACTACTTCTCGCTGTCCGAAGTCGAACTGAACCGCTTAGTCGCGACGCTGAACCGAGATAGCGTTCACGGACACTTGCTAGTCAATGACGCATACGAAGTCGAGTGCCGTTTGTGTGGACACGCAACCGTAGTGAGTGAACACGCTCAAGCACGATACTCACGCAACGGGATAGACGGAGCCGACTTGACCTTGCCTAAGCACGATTGCTAACGCCTAGCAAGAGCCGATACCGAACGCCGAACGATAGCCGAATGGTTGCCGTTCGGTTTTCGGTTTTCGGTTTTCGGGTTTCAGGGGTTTCCGACAAGTTTTCACTTTTTCAAAAGATTAGCCAAAACTATCTTTTAGTTGTCGGCGGTGCGTGATAGTTTTAGAGTGCGGGATTATGTTCACACGATAGATAGGGGAAACTATGTCCAGCAACTATCCAGAAGGCTCAATGCGTGGCTCTGGTATCTACGCCCAAGAGTTCGAGCGTGAAGTCGATTGCGACGAATGCGGTAAAGTCACCTTGACTTTTATCACCGACGATTGGGGTTATGACGCTACTGCCGAGTGTGATTGCGGTAACACTTTTGAATACGAAGTGCCAGAGCGTGACGAAGATGCCGACTACGACCAATGGCGTGACGAACAGTTAGGCGACTAAACAAGGGCTAGGGAAACCTAGCCCTTTTCGCTTGCCCAAATCAAGGAGGCAAGGTTCGGGGCAAGTTTTCACTTTTTCAAAAGTCACACACGATAATCACTTGTAATGAATACGAATGGCGTGCTACTGTAATCTTGGGCGATACCATTCGCTCACACGACTGCCTGAAAGGGGTAGAGATGTCAGATGTAAAGTATCCAGAAGTTGAAGTCCAACTTTCTGGAAATGATGGAAACGCTTTTGCGATTATGGGTGCTGTCCAAAAAGCACTCAAGCGACACGGCGTAGACAAGTCAGAGATTGACGAATACATTCACGACTCAATGAGTGGCGATTACAACCACTTGCTTCAAGTTGCTATGGCTTGGGTCACAGTTGAATAAAAACTTCGGTTGGTCGGCTATACGATAGCCACACCGAAACTAGGCAGGTAAGTCCCCCCTTACCTGCCTAGACTTTTTTGCGAGGCGAGGCAAGTTTTCACTTTTTCAAAAGTTTCACTAGCCAAACACCGACAGATGTCGGTGGCTAGTGCTACCTTGGTAGTGTGGCGAGTATTGTGCCGTCACGGAAAGTGGGTGGTTTAGATGTGTCAATGTGAAGATAGACCTTGTTGCGGTTGCGACGCTGATGTTTATCAACCAGCAAGTGACTATGACGCTGGGGACTATGCCGACAGTATGCGTGAGCGTGCCGAGTATGACCCCGAAGGTTGCGACCTATGTAACACCGCTTGGAATGACCAAGACAATGAAGATGACATTGTTCAAGGTTTCCACGCCGATTGCGTAGAGTAGCAAAACACGAAAACTTAGTTTGGGTTGCCCAAACTAAGTCTTTCGTTTTCCTCGCCGTCTGGCAAGTTTTCACTTTTTCAAAAGTGAGTGTCAGACTATTTTGCCCAAAGGGCAAAAATGTCGGTGGTCGGTTATAGTCTGGTATTGTCGGGATAGGGCTAATGTGTCTATCGTGCCACACCCATAAACACCCGACAACAAAGGTGGTGGTCGTCGTGAACAACGGCGAAAACACGGCAAAAGCGACAGCCGCAATGGTCGCTACTATCGAACAACTTACTGATGTTCGTGCTGAAATCGCCCGTCTTGAGAAAATCAAGAAGTCGCTGGTTAGCGAAATCGAACAAGCGTTCGGTGAAGCAACTACCCTTATTCACCGCAACCTTGAAGTTGCTCGCCTAGATTGGCGTTCACGCTCAAACTTCGACAACAAGAAGTTTGCTGAAGTGCTGGAAACCACGAATCCAGAAATCTGGAAAATCGTCAAGCCACTCTTTGACAACTGCGTGAGCGTTAGCACCTACTCGGTAATCACTTCGCTATTCAAGCGAGAAATCACCAAGTAGCCAGACACGGAAACCCCTAGCCGAAAGGTTGGGGGTTTCTAGGCTGAACTCAAAAAAGCCGAACCCCGTAGCAAGTTTTCACTTTTTCAAAAGTTGTATCAAAAACCAACTTTCAATGAGCGTCAAAATGTCGGGGGGTAGTCATAGGCTAGAAGTGTAGAAGTATTCACCGATAAGTTAGGGGTTGGGCTATGTCCAGCAGTAACAGAAAAGAAGTCACTACGCTTATCCGTATCGCCACCAAGTGCGGTTGGATAGTCATAATGACTAAAAGCGGACACTACAAGTGGACAGCACCGAATGGCGACTTTTTGTTTTCGTCAAGCACTCCAAGTGATTGGCGTGGACTTGAACGCCTAAAGCAAGACCTACGCCGTAGGGGGCTAGATGTTCGCAAAGAAACCGAGAAAAAGGGGAAACAAAAGTGACCACAATCTACACCGTTTGTGGCAAGTGTGGGGCAGTAATGCCCTACACTCGCAACCTATCATTCTGCCCAACTTGCGGTGATGATAGCCAACTAATAGAAACAAAAAAGGACAAGTGAAACAAGTGAAACCACAAGAAACCAAAGAGATTATTGATGCTCTTATGTTCAACGCCGAAGCCATTTCCAATGTGAAGTGGGAACACGCTCTAAGCAATACCCAAAACCTGCGTAACGCTCTCTTTACCCTTGACCGCATTACTATGCTCACGACCGAAGTCGTGGCACAGATACGGCAGCAGATAGCAACGCTGAACGACTAGCCACAGACAGACTAGCCCCTTGCCTTAGGAAAGCAGGGGGCTAGTTTTTTTTGGCGGGATAGGGCAAGTTTTCACTTTTTCAAAAATACAACATTGAACGAATGTTTTGACTTACGCCGTTTGTCGGTGGTGGCTAGTAGACTTGAATCGTGGGACTATTCAACGCCGAAAGGGGCAACTATGTCACGCATACCAAACCACAAGATTGACGAAAAGTTATCAGACTTTTCCGATTTCGTAAACTACAACGGCACGATTCACGCCGTTCGTTCGGGAAACCGATACAGCATTATCCATTGGAACACCGTCATTTTTGAGTATGACCTATCCCGTCGTGAAGTTTCATTTTTGCGAACCGATTACATTTCGCAAACCACTAGCACGCTGGTCGGTCGTATCGTGAGAGCGTTACCAAATGACGCTTTGGAAAACTTGCTTTTTCAAATGACAGTGCCGAGTGACATCAAGCGTATCGCCAAAATGGCACGACGCTGACCCAAAAAGTCAAACCCCTAACCTTGATAGGTTGGGGGTTTCTTTTTTCCGCTGGGTCGGTGCTGGGCAAGTTTTCACTTTTTCAAAAGACTATGCCAAGACACGCTAGTCGAAGTGTTTGCTTTGTCGGTGATTAGGGGTAATCTAATAGTGTAGACACCCGTCTACACGAAACTGCCACTCGATAAGGGGATTATTATGGCAACTTTCAATGTCAAGGTCGTAGTCGAATACGAATACGAAGTTGAGTGTGACACCGCTGAAGAAGCGGAAAAGCAAGGTTGGAACTACGAAGATTATGCTCACCACGCAAGTGTGGACAAAATCGAAGTTGAAGAAGTCGAAGAAGTCGAAGACGAACCCGACGACGAAACTGATGACGCTTATGCTTTAGCGTCTGCTGGTTTCGGAACTGACGAAGACTACGGCGGTTCTAACGATTACGATTACTAATCGTTCAACGCTCCAAACTTGGCTAGGGCGAGTGCTTAGGCACTCGCTCTAGTCAGACTAACAAAGGAAAAAAAATGAAGTTTATTATCCGTCGTGCTATTGCTGGTGCGGTTGTTGTTGCTCCGCTGGTCGCCGTTGCTTATGTTTTCGGTTGTGCCATTCTAATCGGGCTAGGTGCTGGAATAAGTTTTTATGTAGACACCGCTTGGGCTAATGGGTTTATGTTCGGTGGCTTGGTCGCCGTTTGGTTTACCTTTGCTCCACAGATTGACGCTCTACTTGCTAAGTGGGTGAACTAATGGATACTCAAACTTATCTGGCGATTGCTCTCGCTCTCTCGCTCTGCTCGGTTGCTGGACTAATCTGGACTGCCGTCTTGGCGTATCAGTATTACAATAAGTAAAGAAGTAACACGGAAACCACTCACCGATTTGGTGGGTGGTTCTTCCGTTGGTTGGTGAAAAGTCGGGGTCGAGCAAGTTTTCACTTTTTCAAAAGTGTAGGCAAAAAAGTTTGCCTAAATGTCGGTGGTCGGAGATAGGCTTAGAGTGTCGGGGTATGCCCGACGCAAATCCGATTATTGGAGTTGATTGAAATGGGAAAACAGGTTCTGTTTGTTGGCGAAGACTTCTTCGTCGAAAAACGAGAAATGCCTGAGCAGGGTGGTCTGGAGTTTTTACAGTCTGCCGTCAAGGGCTATGTTCAGAGCGTGGACTTGCGTGGCGAGTTTGAAGGTGTCACGCTCTGGGTGAATGAAGAAGGCAAGTTTTTAGGGAACTCGTTCAACTTGGGTGCTACTTACATCTGGGAGAGCGTGTTCGGTAAGAACACCGATTACATTGTCGGCAACGCTATCTTTACAGGTGGTGCTGATGACGAGGGTGACACTCTGCCACTCACTCAAGAGCAGACACATAAACTAATGGTTGCTCTCGAAAGTGCCTTGCTCGCTTGGATAAACGACGAACTTTAGTAGTCCACAGGTAAGCCCCCGAAAGGGGGCTTGCTTGCGTTCTCGGCTCGGCGGAGCGGAGCAAGTTTTCACTTTTTCAAAAGTATCATTCAAAAAAGTTCTCAACACGGCTTGACTTGTCGGTCGTCTATGGTAGCGTTGATAGTGTAGGGAAGTCTAGTAGCCTAGGACACTAGCACTTACCCTACTAGCGAGCAGACAGCGAAATGGTCGCCCTTGGTATAGGTGAAACCTAGCGAGCAGACAGCGAAGTGGTCGCCGAAGTTATTCGTGAATAGCAGAGCAAGACATCTATAAGGTCGAAGTCGAACAGCGGGCTAGAACAGCGAGGACACGCCAGCCGAGAGCGTGGAGGATTACAACAAGGTTGTAGGCATACAACTTGGGTTGGCTAAGGGTCGCTACTTTAGCGTTGGTTCAAGTCCAACTAATCCACGAAGTCCTAACCATACGCAAAACCCCCCCCCCCCCTGCGTAGGGCTAGGCAACACCTGAGTAAGTGTCTAAACTGCTCTACACTCAACCCTTTACGAAAGGTAAAAAATGACCGAAAAGGTTTCCACGCTGGTTGCTACTGACACCGCTTCGCTATCGTGCGAGCGTTGCCTAAGCCGAGCAGCGAAAGTTGAAGTTGTCGTGCCTATCGGGCTAGGCGAAAACTATGGCTGGGCTTATTGCGAAATGTCACTCTGTGGCGGTTGCGTTGATGAAGTCCTGCCTAGCCTGAAAAGATAATCTCTCCCCACCTGAGCAAGTGGCTAAACTGTTCAACTCTCTAGCCTCGCTCTGGAGCAAGTTTTCACTTTTTCAAAACTTATGACTAACACTCGATAGTGTTTGTCGGTGCTGGCGATTAGGCTAGTAGTGGGGTAGTGTCCGCTACTCCAACACCGTTTAGGTTAGGGGTTGATGATGGCTAATAACCATACATTCACTTTTGTTTCAACGCTACCAGACTGCGACTTCTGTGGCGAAACTGCTCACTACGATACAAAGACTTCTTTTGGTGCGTGGGCTAACACCTGCTCCAACTGCTACTCAAGTTGGGGCGTGGGCGTGCTAGGTTTAGGGCTAGGTCAATACCTAGTGCTAGAAGGTTCACCTGAGCCTGTGTTCTGTGCTGATGAACTGTGCTGGAACTTGCTCACTGACCCTGACTACCCAACAGTCTGTGAAGACTGCGAGTGGGACTACTGATGGCTAACGCCGTCTTGCTCCAAGATGTTTCGGGTGATGTAGTAGACGCTCTCTACTACTGCTCGGATACCTGTGCTAAGTCAAACCCTGCCTACGCTGGCTGGTATGGCTGTGTCGAACTTGACTTCGGTCAAGGGTGCGATAACTGTTCGGCTCAACTACACGGCATTGAATCTTGCTCGTGTGGCGAACAGACCTGTTTCGGATACCTCAAGTCCGAATAGCAACCTCGGTAAGCCCCTACTTCGGTAGGGGCTTTACCTTTTGGCTGGCGTGGTCTGGGGCAAGTTTTCACTTTTTCAAGATGTGTGCCAAAAAAATACAAGGGAACTTGTATCTTTTGTCGGAACTAGGGTATAGACTTGACTTGTCAGAAGCGTAGGATAAGCCGAAGCCTGACCGAGTGAAAGGGGAGCCGAAATGGCTACCACTCAAAAAACCACTATTGCTAGCACCACCAACGACAACCTTGTCGTTCTACCACCAAAGGTTCAGCGTCTGCTGACCGCCCTGCGTGAGGGTCGCAACTTGGCTTCACAGGCTAAGGAAATGAGCGACACCTCTCGTGACGCTATCCTTGCGTTCCTCGGTTCAGTCACCGCTGACCTCATTGGAGTAGACGCTAAGGGCAAGCGTTTGCTCTCCGTCAAGTTGGTCAAGAGCAGTCGCAAGTTTGACCTTGACGCTCTCGAAAAGGAGCAACCTGAAATGTATGCCTCGCTCGTCAAGATGGGCTACATTGTCGAAACAGGTCAGGGCGAACCAACACCACGCCTCAACCTGCTCTAACCCCGAAGCCGAGTGCCGACAGACCCCCCTCTGTCGGCACTCTTTCGGCTTGGGCTGGCTGGCTGGCTCGTTGTTTTTTTGCGGGGTGGAGCAAGTTTTCACTTTTTCAAAAGTTGTGCCTAAAATCCGTAGGATTTGTCGGTGGGCAAGAGTATGGTTGTATTGTGGGCAAGATACTAAGTTAGTTGAGTCTACGGAAAGGGGTGCGTGGCTATGTCCACCACTGAGTTCAAAGACGGCTCGAAAATCGAGTTCGCCGAGAATGGTGAAGCCGAGGCTTTTGTCGGCAAAACCGCTGTGAGCGTTTACGCTCTCGCTACTGCCAAGGCATTCTTGGGTCTGGAAATCCGTCACCCTGGAATGAAGATGAGCAGACACGGCTCTGCCCTGAACCTAGCCGAGAACCTATCGGGTATGTCGTTCGGTCGTGGGGTCAAGGGTCGCCAAAAGGCTCTTGATTGGGTAGAAGCAGAGTTGGCTCGTATCAAGTCCGACGAAACTGCCTAGCACAAAAGTCAAGCAAGTCTGGCTCCGAAAGGGGTCAGGCTTGCTTTTTGCTTTCACGGAATGAGCTGGTCGCTGGCTGGCTGGCAAATCTGGCGGCTGGGTGGTGGGGCAAGTTTTCACTTTTTCAAAATCTATTGAAAACTTTCAATGGTTAGTCGGACTTCGTATTCTGGTAGTCTGGAATAACAACACACTTCTAACGGAAAGATGTAAAAATGAAAATGTTTTGGCGTGTTATGTATCGCTTCTGGCGTTCGGTAAAATCGTCTGCTCACACTCTCTATGCGTTCGCTTCTCAAGCCGAATACTCGGCGTATAAGCGTTCGGGTGGTCGCCGTGTTCAGCGAGAGATAGATTGGCAAAAGTATTTTGGTTGGCTAACTTCTCTGGTCAAAGGTTGGACTGCTTCGCTGGTCAAGGTAGTTAGCAAGTAAACTTGAACCCCTGCTTCGGCAGGGGTTTCTTGTTTTGCGTTCACGGCTATAACACGGTAAGATTGTGGGGATACTTGCTCAACAAAACGAAAGGGGTAGCCTGTGTCAAAAACCTATACTCTCGAAATCCGCAACACTTATGAAGTGAACGCTGACACTCTCGAAATGGCAGTTGAAAAACTAAACCTAAACCTGACTAATCGAAAGAGCCACGCAAGTAGCGTGAACCTGCTCGCTCAAGATACTTCGGTTGTTCACTCAATGTTTGGTGGATTACTCCGCTACACGAAAGACTTGGAAACAGAGTAACCCCTAACCTGCGACAAGTCGGCAACCCCTAACCAAAAAGTTAGGGGTTGCTTTTGTCGGCGATAGGTGGTAAGGTTGTAGTGTAGCCACAACCTAATCGGCTACCTGATAAAAGGGGTATCAAATGCTAGAACAACTTGGAACTGAAATCCGTATCTCTACCGTTGTAGTCACTTTCTACAACGGAAGCACTAAAGAGATTGGCGAACCTGTCTACGAGTGCTACTCGTGGGAAACTGTGGGCAAACTATACTCACACGCACAAGAGTGGGTGCTTGCTCAAGAGGGTCGCTTCGCTGTGGTAAGTGTTTACAACTACGGCGAGGTAGTCGCAACCCTGTTTGCTCGATAACGCAAACACGGCAATCCCTCAAGGCAGACTGCTGGCTTCGGCTGGCAGTCTGTCTTTTTTTGTGGGCGAGGGTGGGGCAAGTTTTCACTTTTTCAAAAACCTCCTGCCGAAAAGTTTTGTCAAAACTTGACTGACCCTGCTACGCTGGAGAGGGGGGAGTGACAACCCAAAGGGTTGCCCCTACCCCCTAGCGTGACAACCGCCACGCTATCCCTGACGATTGCTAGGAGAAGCAAGATGTCTGAAAAAGTTGTAAAGATTGAGTGGAAAGCGTTCGCTCGCTCTGGCAAGCCAACCGCTTCCGCTGAGGTGCGATTCGCTTTCGGTGAAAGCCTGTCTGACCTCGATGTGTGTGAGGTGCTGTTCCGTGACACTAACACCTACTCTGGTGACTTCTGGTCGGTGCTAGAGCCTGCTCTACCTGCTGACCGTAGCCACACTGCCCTCAGTATCGGTGACGAGGTATCGCTTGACGGTATCACCTACCGCTGCGAGCCTATCGGCTGGGCATTAGTCGCCTAGTCACCGCTTGCCCCCTGCGAAAGTAGGGGGCAGGCAACCCCCTAACCCAACTACCCGAAAGGTAAAAAAATGTCTGTTTCGTTCTACCCTGAGATAACCGACAACCCTGAGCCTCACTTCGTGGCTTGCTACTGCGAGGCTTGGAAAAGCGAGAGGGTCTACCCCTCACGGCAGTCTGCTTATGAGGCAATCGCCTCTAAAGCCGAGGTATCTGCCTGCTCTGACCCTCGCTGTATGGGGGCATCGCCTGAGCCTGTGTTCCCTGAGCCAGAGGTGAACTTCGCTAACCTGCGTGCTGGCGAGGTGCTTGACCTGCTAGGTATCCAAGTAGGCGAGGACTTCTCTGACCGCTGTATCGGTAGCCTGCCTGCCTCTGACTTCAAAGGTCGGGTGCTTATGGCTATCGCTCTCGCTCCCAAAGACGAGGGTATGCCTGCCTACCAAGCAACCCTGCCTGTCTGGGGTGAGGTGACAGTCGCCCCTAGAGAGGCTGGCTACTACAACATTCGCCTAGAGTATCTACTTGAGGTGGCAGACTTCGCTCTGGCTAATGGCAGAGCGGTGGTCTGGGGCTGATTCTTAGCCTCACCTGATACCCCCTAACAACACGGTTAGGGGGTAAGCAAAACACGGTTGCCTGTCTGCTCGACAGGTGGCTAATCCTGACCCTTGAAAGGGGGCAACTATGAGCAACCTAGCAACAGACAAACAGGTGGGGTTCATCACCTCGCTAATGGCAGAGCGTGACTTCGCTGACCCTGTGGACTTCGATACCCTGACGGTGAAAGAGGCTAGTGCCTTGATTGACCGCCTAATGGCTCTGGGCAAGTCACGCAACGCAAAGCCTCTGGTGGGTGCTGGTATGTATCAGACGGCAGACGGCACAATCTACAAGGTTCGCCTGAGCAAGACAAACGGCAACCCCTACGCCCTACGCCTTGACCCTGATAGCCGTTCGTTTGAGTATGAGCAAGGTGCGATTCGTAGCCTCTCTGCTGACAATCGCCTGACGGTTGAACAGGCAAAAGCGTTCGGTGCTGAACACGGTATCTGCTGTGTGTGTGGGGCAGACTTGACTGACCCTACAAGCGTGGCAAGAGGCATTGGACCAATCTGCGAGGGTCGCCTCTAAAGCCCTGCGGTAGCAACCCCTGACCCCTCTGGGTCGGGGGTTATTGCCGTTTGCGGTGACTTCACTAGACACGGCTACCTACACGGCTAACACGGCTACCCCCTGCGGTGGGTATGCCTGCGGTGGGTATGCCTGCGGTGGGTCGCTCTCTACCCTGCCCCCCTCTGCCTGCCTTGACCTCTGCCCTTGACCTTATGGATA